GAAGGTACTGAATCATTAGACGAGAAATATGCAAAGTCTATGGGATATACTAAAACTGAACAAGCAATTGATATGCTATATAAGACTTTAGATCCTAAGAGTAACCTAGCTAAGTCAATGAAATCATCTGGTAATGATATGACCAAAGAATTTACTGATATGCGTAAGAATATGGATAAAATCATTGAAAAATGGGATTCTATGTCACAGTTTTTGTTTTCTGAATCTACAAAAAAATAGTATTAAAACATTTGTCCCATTAGCATAATGGATAGTGCAGTGGATTTCTACTCCATAGATCAGGGTTCGACTCCTTGATGGGACACCAGCATTAGGAATGATATGTTATCTTTTAAAGACTTAATAGAAGCACCTCAAAAAATCAAATGGAAAAAAGTTTCAGATGGTTATGGCCGAGGCCGTGGGCAATACTCAAGTGAAAGGTTTAAGTGGGTATCTCCGGATGATCGCTTTCAAATTAATCGTGCTCAACCAAATGACACGTACGGTAGAGGAGCTACCAGGGGAGAAGCTAAAATTGTATGGAAAATATCTGATAAATCAGATCCAATACGTAAAGCATATAATGCTTCATATCCAGATGCACCCAGCGCAAAACGTGCTGCAGAGCTTATAGTAAGTAGGGAAAGTTAAATGGAAACTTTTACAGAATATTCCTATTGCAATTGTGACGAATTAGTTACAGAAGCTTCTGAATATCAAGGCAGAGAAGTTACACTCAATAACCCTATTCGTACTTCTGAAGTTAAAGACAAGAAATTTAAAGTCTATGTGAAGAATGAAAAAGGCACTGTTGTGGTTGTTCGGTTTGGTGATCCCGGATCGGAAATCAAGAGAGATGATCCTAAACGTAGAGCATCATTTAGAGCAAGGTTCAATTGCGATGATCCAGGTCCAAAATGGAAAGCAAATTATTGGTCTTGTTACCAATGGAGAGCAAATGCTCCAGTCGATAACTAAAATATTTCGCGGCAGCTTATTCCGAAAAGTTATAAGCTTATAACTAACTGATCTAAAAATAACACAAATAGTTGTGTACACTTCTAGTCTAGCATGATATAATACTTATATTGAATCAAACAACGCTAGAGAATATATTATGAATTATGCAAATTTCCACGGTTACACTGATGTAGAACCTTATGAGATCACTAAAAGAATCTCAGAAAAAACCATCGAAGTTCGTCCAATGGATTCTGAAAGAGATCCAAACTGGAAACCTGAGTTCATCCCTGGCGGATTCTCAGCTCATTGCCCTAATCAATACTCTCAAAAATGGATTATTTCTTCTAACGAAGAGTACACTCCAATCCGCATCCGTCTATCAAAAAACAAAGGCTGGCAGGACAAGTATGGCCGTCGTTTTAATTTAGCTGATGAACCTCGTAAATTTTACGACTACAACTTCTAGGAGCATATAATGAATGTAGAAGAAAATGAAATTCAAACTCTCTTTGCCGATATTGAACGCATAACAGCTGATATTAATCCGCTACTAAGTGCAGGAGTGCTTATGGCATGTGCTCTACGCATATACAAGTCTGCGCTTAATCCAGAAGATTTTGAAAAGATCACGACGTCTATATTAGACACTACGAATGAGATTCAAACAATTAAACCTGCACCTACTAATGTGCACTAAAATTTAGGTAATATATACATTATGAAATTTAATTATGATTTAAAAAGTAAAGTGATTTTAACAGACTGTGACGGTGTCTTAGTTGATTGGTGTTATGGCTTCCATAGTTGGATGAAGCGAGTTCATTCTCTTGAGCCTATGGCTGAAGAAGCGTATGAGATGGAAGTCGTGTATGGTTTAGCCAAGGATACTATGAAGGAATACGTCAGGTCATATAATGCTTCTGCCGATATTGCGTACTTAAAGCCGTTAAATGATGCTGTTAAATACGTAAAGAAACTTCACGAAGAATGCGGGTTTGTATTCCACTGCATTACTTCTTTATCCTTAGATCCTGCTGCTCAAAAGGCACGCATCTATAACCTCGAACAGTTGTTCGGTACTACAGCATTTGAGAAAGTTATATGTCTCGATACTGGTGAAGATAAAATTGATGCTTTAACTCCCTATATCGACACTGAGTGTGTTTGGGTAGAAGATAAAATTGAGAACGCAGACCTTGGAGTTAACTTTGGTCTAAACACATTCCTAATTGCACACGACTTTAACGCCGGTTATAAAGGCGGAGCTATTCGTGTTCCAAACTGGAAATACATTTACGAAGTTATAACAGGTGGATACTATGGCGCATTATGATTGTACAAACTGTGGACACCCTTTAGGTATCGCGTTCGGTCGATGCGAAGAGTGTACTCCTCAACGGTATTTTGATCTACAACAGGAAATCTCACAGATCGCTGAGAATGCACTAGTAGCATGGCGTGAGCATTCAAAGCAAGAGCAAATGATTTTTGTCGAAGAGTGCTTAAACGCTGAAGGCTATTACGATAAAAAGGAGGAATTGCTGAACATCTCACCTCTTTAACCACCACAAGTCACATAAGGATATAACATGCAAATTAAATTTAAACAACACATCATGGATGAAATTTCTGATCAGGTCACCGCAGCTGCAAAGGCTAAGAAGCGGATTGACATTATCACTTTAGATCAGCACGAATGGACAGAGTTTAAAACCTATATGAGCACACAGAAAGGCGAATCGACTTCCGAAGAATATACGATCAATGGCATCATTATTAAATCCGAGGACTACGTTAAACCGAAGTTAAAAGGGTAATAAGCTTATAACAAAATGATCTAAAAACAACTAAAATAAAGTTGTACAATAGTCCCATTGTATGGTATAATATAATTAATGAATCAAGCAATGAAAGAGATTATTATGAGAAAAGTTCAAGTTGGTAATTTAATTAAAGCGTTAGATTTCGGTGCTCACAGTGATAGTTATATTGTCGGTACAGTTACTTTCACTCACGAAGGTTCAGGCCGAGTTGAGGGTACGATCATCAAGCGTGTTATCGATGACAAAGATGTTACTGGAGAGTATGACGACGGTACCTTTTCGACATATCAGAACGGCGAAAGTATACTTGATAAGTCTATGGGTTCTCGACTTTTTGTTATAAACATATAACAAAATGATCTAAAGAAGTGTTGTACATAAGATCCCCCTTATGATATAATACTTATATTGAATTGAGAAACACAGAGTATTTATTATGTATATTGAATTTAGCGAGTTAGCAGTTTATGTTGTAGTTTCAGGTATTCTGACTTATAGTCTATTCTGGATGCCTTATCTTATTATGACTTCAGCCTCACAAAAGCTTTCATCATTGCGGAAAGGAATTTAATTATGGACGGTTTAAGAGAAATTACTGTTTGGGAAGATAACACTCCTAACCATACCTACTTTGTTAATCGCACTGCGGAACATTGCTTTGCCTACATTAATAGTCTTACTGGTGAGTTCGTGTTTTTTAAACGCTCTATGCAATTTTGTAAGAGTCGTCGTAAATTTGAAAAGGTGACAATATGAATACTCAAATTGATTTAGTTAAGAAGTGGATTGATGATCCAGCTTCTGTGTCAAAGGACGAGCTTAAGGCGAATGCCAGTAGGGCAGCGCATTTAGGTTTAGTTGCGTCTATTGAAAAAGATGCTGCCGATGCTGCTACTGCAGCTTGCTCAAGAGCTGTGGTAACTTTCGAAAAAGACATTGATTTTATTCAAGCTTATGTCGATGCTTATGAAAGAATTAACGCTAGGAGAATCAAGTGCGAACTTTAAATGCTACTGAAATTGCAGAACTAATGCCTGCAGCGCTTTGGAAGTGGGATGAGACCCGCAGTTGGGATGACGTTGCTGCTGATACAAGGCACACAATCGAGTGTTTTCACGGCACACAAATTACTGAACTTCCACGCAAAGTGTTTTTTGATGCCTGGGAGGCTCGCTCTGACTTATTCTGGAGTACAGCAGGGTGAGTAAAAATAAAACAATTCAGCTTGATGTTGAAGTAATTGAAAAGTATCTTGGATGTATCGAGAACTATATAGAGCAATTGCTAACGCATCCTAAGACTCGCCGACGTGACTCTGGTCTAACCGAGCATCGTCACCACCTCGTAATAGCTAAAGAGGTTATTACGAAAGAAGGTCTTGTAGACCTAGATTGGTACCTAACAAAAGGCAATTTTGATGGCATGACGCTTTCAGCTTGCAATGGTGCTAAAATGTCAAACCGATTTGATTGAGGAATATATTATGACTATGTTATTAACAGGATATAAATCTAGAAAAGAACTTGCTGCTTGTATTGGCCAGCCACTTCAGTACGTTGAGACTTCAATGTTCGGAGATGAGTTTATGGCGAATGGAACATTTCTTGCAATGCATCGGCCAGCTCTAAAAGAGTATGATGGAATTACTCTACCTAAGGGCCGAGAGTTTGGTGCTAATATCACCATGGTTAATGGTTTAATCTCTAAAGTTGAGGGATGATTATGACTAAATTAAAAGCCTTTATTAAAAGTGTCAAGAATTGGATTTTAAAGAAAGTTAAGAAAGACGTTTTTGATAAGGCCAAAATGAAGTACACCGATGGAGATAACACTTAAGCAATGACAGACTTAAATATCTTAGAAAGTACCGTAGATTTAATGAATCGTAGGATGACCCACATTAAATTAAATAAACTCACATTGGAAGATGATGAAATTAAGCATATCATAGAGGATATTAAATTGTTAGCTAAGCAAATTCAGTTATTATAATGACCGACATTATGTGGTTCAGTATGGCGCTGATAGCAGTCACTGCCATTTGGTTCTTCTGGCTTGGTATGACCACCAATCTAGAGGCGGATATTAATAAAGAAAGCTTTAATGCAGGCATAAAGCAAGGAGTATCAGGAGTACTCACAATTATGGAAGAAGAAGGCGTCATCCGCCGCAACTTAGCAGATGACGATTACGAGATGCCAGATAAGGTATTCTATGACAGCGATAAAGAAGGCACTTAACTGTGCCTTTATTTTTCTTTACGCCTTCTCTTTTTTGACTTTCTGTCATTCTTCTTTTTCTTTCTAGGCATTATTTCTTCGATGCCTTTGAGGCTTTCATAGCTGCAGCACCAAAGAACGCAGCAACAATACCAGCAACAGCAATAAAATATACTCCAGCCATATCGCCCAATATATCAGCGCCTTTGTCTAACCCAAATAGTGTAGCTATGACAACAGCAAATGGATATAACAACATTCCCCATAAAGCAAACCATGCCATTTCACGTTGAGCATCTTCCTTCTTATCTTCATTCTCAAGCCTAATCATTCGCTCTTGCGTATCAAGTTCAGCATCTGTTACGACGTCATCGCTATTAAGGTCGGCCACGTTTAACTTGCTATCTGGTTGTAATTTCTTTGTCATCGTATTATCCTATTTAGTTGTTGCACGAAATATCCCATCCCAATCTTCGGGTAGGTCCTGAGTTAACATATATTTGCACCTTTTAATCCATATATCATAATAATCTTCCATCTGTCCGTAGAAGCTTACCTTTAATAACTTGCATAAGTGTATTGTAAGCTCAAAATCTTTATCAGTATATGCCGCATGCATTTCTTCATGTAATGCTTTAGACTTAACGTACGACGGATGACAACATTGCTGTAATACTGTATATATCTCCAATGCCACTGACTTTCCCTTTACTGCCAGGTTATCTAACTTGAGATAAAAGAAATCGTCACGCGTTCTTTCGTAAGTTTCTGCACCAATAATTAATAGTACACCGTATGACTTGCATGCAGATTCAAGGCGAGCTGCTGTTGATACTGCATCACCGAGGATGTCGTACGAATGTCTCGCCGTTGATCCCATTTCACCAATATAGCCAAGACCAGTATTAACACCAGCACCGAGGCCGACAGGAGGTCTGCCTTCGAATGTAATTTTCTCATTAAACACCTCTACAGCTTTTAACATATTGAGTGCAGTTTGCACTACGGTCTTTGGATGATTCTCGTCAGGTATTGGAGCATTATGAATGTGCATAGATGCATCGCCGATGTACTTAATAACCATTCCGTTGGCATCTAATATCGGTTGTGTTATAGCATCCATATATCCATTCATAATATCAGTCAAACCTTTTACGTCATCACCAAATGATTCGCCGATAGGAGTAAAGCCTCGCATATCAGTGAAGCATATCGATACTTCTTTCTTCACACCTTCTTTGATTAAAGCTGGATTCTTTTGTAACATCTTAACAACTGTAGGCGATGCATAGCCAGAAAACTGCTTCTTAATTTCTTGTTTCTCTTTAAACTCTATAACGAACCTAGCAAATACTGCATGCAGACCAACAACGATAACTGCGACAATAGACATAGTGACGTCGATCAAATATAGATACTCAGTCCATGCATACCATGTGGCAAAACCAAGTCCACTAGTGAATGCGACAATACAAATACCTACTAACCAGTATGGAGCAAACCTACCTAGCAATACTAATATTAATCCAAGGACTGCAGTCGTGGTTAACTCAACTATTGTACTCCACCATGGACGAGATATTGTATCACCATCAAGTATGTTCTGTAATGACACCGCAGCAGGCATATAGTTATACTGTCCGCCTTTAGGTGATGCAATAACACCAGATATACCGGCAGCGGTTGTTCCGATGATAACGATCTTATCCTTCATCTCACTGAACCGATCGGTATCTGCAATACTTATAGTATCAAAGACCTTATTCCATCTTAACCATATACGTCCATTAAAATCTGTTTGTATTGTAGGATAACCAGGTACTCGCATCTTATCGATACCACCGGCAGAACTCTTCACTTGGTATGATGGATCACCTACGGCAACACGTATTATCTCAACAGCCAGAGCAGGGTATATGTCTTCGCCTACGCGAGCGAGCAAGGGTATACGCCTCAACACGCCATCAATCTCAGGTACGGCATTCAAAACGCCAACACCACCAGCATTATCTCCAAACTCTTTAATTGGTCCTAATATGCCATCCCAGGCGAACAAAAATGGCAAAGGATCGCCGATTTTAGCTACTCCACGCGGAACTCCGTACTTATTTGACTCAAAAGAGCCTACTTGACCGATCACAACCGCATTATTTGTCATTGCATCGAGCAAATCCTTGTCACCTTCTAGCCTATCGTACTCAGAGAATAAGATCGGTAATACGATAACACCGGCTCCAGCCTGACGAAGTTCCCATATCACATTTGCAAGCACATCACGCTTCCATGGCCATTGCCCATGCTTCTCTAAAGCCTTCTCGTCAATAGTCAGTATTGCAATGTCGTTGCTTTGAACTGGCTTATCGTATTCTTGTAATAAGTCAAAGCTCTTTAGGCGAGCGGTCTGAACAACAGTACCATCGCTATAATGAAAGAACAATACCATAGATGCCGTAATAAATGCTAATGTCCAATGAGTAATAAGTTTCATGTTATTCCTTAATTCTGCTCTACTATAAGAGAACAACCGTGATGGTTAGTGCATACACCATCCATAGTGTAAGACTGGTTGGTCTGTGAATTTTGGTTTAGTCTAAATGTATAAGCTCCACCATCATTTGTTAACTCTACATTTGCAGAATGACTTCCATTCACTTGAGTTATTCGGGCATTGTGATTATTGTCTAAAACCATCTCAACAGTGCTATTGTCAGTGTTTGCTTCTATATTAACTATATTGCTATTACCGACTATTTCCAGATTAATAGTATTGCCATTATCACCGCCATTACCTATTTCGGTACGAGTGTAATTATTATTGCCTATAATGGATACTATAATATCGTTATCATTTCCGTGATTATCTATTTTACTAGTGTTACTATTACCGACTTGTGATGCTGTTAATACTTGGTCGTTACCAGATGTCCATGTACCTATTCTATTGTTATCGCCTGTCTGAGTAAAATTTACTGTTTTACCGCTACCAGCCAAAGTGCCACGGACACCTTGTCTCAGATGTAAATCCGCGATGCTATTATTTTCTCCATCCTGAGTAGAATTTAACACAAAGTTATGGCCAGACTGAATTATATGTAAGTAGTTTGCCTCAGAATTAGTTGGCTTGAATAATACTAATATAATTACTATTGTCATTACCCAATGTATAGTCATATAGTTCACTTCCACCTTGCTGTAAGTCTATAGAATATCCATAGTCCTGGTTTAATCTTAACTCGACATAACCTTCTTCGTTATCTATGTCGCGTCTCTTAAATACCCAATTGGGTTCTTCGTTCTCAAGGGTTATTCCTGTCACTTCGTCATGACCGTATACAGTCTTATCCTGCCCCAGGTATCTTTTATTTTGCGATAATAATACGTCGTTTATTAGCCTACTTAATTGAAAGTTTAGTTGATCTAATAGGTTACGCAACAAATCACCAAGGAGAAATTGTGTATTGTCTAATGAAGATACCCAAAGGCTTTCCGTTGTTTCTAGCTCGTCCTCATCAAGTCCATCGTATTTCAAGAAGTCTACATTTAGAAAATCTGCAGTTTTATTCAGTTCCGCAATTTGTTCTGCTTCTTCGTAGTATGGATTAACCTTTCTAAGTATAAGAAGACTGTTAATCATGTCTTCGTCAAGATCAAGTATTAAAGGTCTCGTCGGTGCCGCAACGCTTGTAGTTGTTATCGTAGCCTGAAATGCCTTATTGAGTAGCACATAACCTGCATCCGTTTCTACTGAGATCTCACCAACAAAACACATTCCGGAAGTATCGCAAGATGGCAGTAACGTAATCATCGATCCGCCTATCTCGTCCACAACCATAATAAAGTCAGTGCCACGAACACCAATAGTTGCAGAAGGTGTTCGTATCTTAACGTTTTGCCGTGAGTTCTTTGCTATCTGTCCTGATGCATAACGTATAGTTCCAAGGCTAGCTTTCAATCCTAATGAACCTTTCCCTGTTTCAGCATCATATACAAAGTCATCTATTATTAGACGAGAGTGCTCTGTTATGTCAACGCGGGTTTCATCTATGAACTCAATCCGCATATTAGCATTAGCAGTCACCGCAGTGTCGAGCATCTCTATTGATCCTCCTTCCTCTGCAGTTTCAGCATCCTCGCCTCGTTCAATAGCACCTGAACCAGAGATCATTGAAATCTGGCCTATTGAATCACCATACGCATTAATAGATAATAATACACTAATCACGCTGAATAATATTAATCGCATGTCCATCGCCGTTTGTAGTTAGGTCTATCAGATTGTCATTTATGCCAGACTGATTAAGTACTACTACGTGTCCCCTACCGGTTGCAGCGAACGTCATAGTATGTCCTATAATATCACCATTACCTGCCACGTCAATATCAAGCGATGAGTTAGCGCTTGCACTACTTGAAGATCCGGCAATGGTGACAGTTACAACCGCACTCGTACCTTCTATATCAGTAGCTATCACGTTATTGGAATCAGTGACTGTAAAGTTTACTATCGCACCTGCCGCACTTGCACTCTGTCCTATGTTAATAGTATACGCTTGAGCATTGCCAACCGCAGTTATATTGAGTGTTACTGTACCGCAGTTTGCTGCAGAACTTGACGAACATAATAATGCAACAGCGTTATTATTACCGGTAAACGCCCACGTTCCGGTGTATGTGGCACCTAAAATTTGTGCGGTAATTGAGTTAGTATTACCGGTTTGAGTAATATTAAACGTCATTGAGTCTGAGGCATTACCCTGTGACCCAAGGACTACGTCCTGTGATGACGTACCGATTGTATTGTTTTGACCATCCTGCACTATATCAAGATCTAAAGTATCGCCCACTTGTGCTATGTAAATATCGTTTGCTAAGACGATACTAGTTATTAAGGATAGTACTACACCAAAATAATATTTCTTCATACATTTCATTCTACCTCTTTGTTACCAAAACTTGACTTTTTTACCGACCCATTTAGCACCGCTCACACCTTTATTATAACCGTTTACATGGAAGTCCTTGACGACAACCCATTGAGTGCTTAAGGCGGATGTTGTAGTACCCCATGCCTTGTTACCAGCGTCTTTACCTTTATTCCAAATACCCATATTATTCTCCTAAGTTAAATTTTATTGGTGACGAACTTCCACAACTGTTTCCGTTCTCCCTCTCGAATTATCTCTATGACACCTGCTTCTACTGCAGCCCTCACCGCATAATTTACTGGTTCGTTCCTACTATAACCCATTTCGGCTTCGATTACTTTAGTTCCCATATCGAGGAACTTAAAGACGTCAGTGCTCGAGCGATGGGATGATATTGTCTTCTCTGTAGCAACACTTAACAATACCTTACCAGTTGACACACTCACAAGTCTCATTACGATCGTGACTGTATCAGTTCTATATTCCTTTGTGGCTCCAATGCCTAAATAACGTGCACCAGTTCCACCTACAAGTGTATCGGAATCATATCCAATAATACCACCTTCTAATATAAGCCCAGCGAATGTCATTGGCTTTAATGGTGTCGGTCCATTCTTTAGGTTTTTCTCATATACTTCTCGTGTATTACGTACTAGCTGGCGTTCCTTAACCAGATTATCTAATCCGATTCTTTCTACAACTTCGAACCATGTACCATTGCCTACTTCCTGTAGAGCTTTAATAACCCATACTTCGGATCCTTGTGTGACTGCAGAAGATAAGCTCGAGCCAATCTCGGATGACTTTCTCTGGCCAGTCTTATCGGTAAAACTATAAACAGCAATTGTCATCTTTTTGCCGTCTAGTTCTTCCATGTTTTCCAACTCACCACCAAGAGGCGATGACTGAGCAATCGGAGGAATAGGATCGTTCAGCCAGTTGCCGAATGTTGAACAGGCCCCTAATAATAAACATAAAATAGATGTTATAATAATTTTCATAAGTATGTACAAATGCCTCAAACTATGATATAATAAGACTGTTGTCTGCTAAGGGTTAGAATGTAAATTCACCTGCACCTGGTATAGTTATTGTAGTGGTACTATCATCATTAGATATATTAAGAGTTATCTCACCTGTAATAGGATCCTTCTTCCATGCTATAAGACTGCCTTCTATCTCTGCTGAGCCGCTTCCTGCACAATCTTCTACGCATTCGGCAAACATAGAATCCACCATCTGTTTAGATAATGTGGCATATATACGAGATTCAAGGTTCTTAATGAATTTATTTAATGTAGTACTTGCTAGTGCTCTTTCAAGTCGTTTCTGTTCTGACGCTATAGCACCTGCTTTGTCTTCTTCTCTATTAAATTGTAGTTGCTCAATACTTAACACATGTGAACTATAGCCAATGCCAGTGAATGAAGGATTCTTAAAACGATAAGACATTCCTGCATCGACAGTATTAATGTAAGTCAGAAGTATTATCAGCGCTATCGGTACCAGGTAGCTCTTCATTATCTTTTTCCTGTTGTCGAATAACCATATCTAGTTTAGTATTAAGGCGTATAAGATCATTGTCTAACATACGTATTCTATCAATCAATCCTATCAATGTCATATGGGACTCTGATACAACCGGATCAACTTCTTCGGTTACCCATGTCCATATATGATAGATGAAATAACCGAGGCCACATGCTGCAATAATAGGAAAGCCATATTGACTAATCGCTGATGCTATATCCATTAATCCTTCCTCGCATCCTTTTGGCCATCAGCCCTAGCAATCCTATCATAGTCAGGCCTAATATTAAATGCCTGGCACATTTTAACGTCAATTCGTATGAGCTCATTGTTCATAGTCTTAACTCTATTATCAAGTGCAACGGCAAACATACGTTGTGTCTTTATGTCATCAAGCACACCGGCAAGGATAAACTTTAAAGTCGTGAATACAAAGAACCCACCGCCAAGTGCTGCAGCAATAGGAAATCCAACATCAGATATTAATTGCAAAAAGTCCATAGTCTATCCTAATATGTTAATACCTATATTTATAATTTATTGAATACCAGCATGTGATACGCTTATTCCGGAAGGTTATATGCTATAACAAAATAGTATAAAAACAAAGTGTACAAAGCGGGTATTATATGGTATAATAGATCTATCAAATAAAGAAATAAGAGAAACTTATGAGCGTGACATTTTTTAATAGAGAAGACTTTCAGTACCATGGCGGATTCCTAATGTACACTGCAGAATATCCTGGTCGTCCAGTTTATGAAGACACCCCAGGCACACATCCTTCGCGTGTCGGTACTGGCCGTGATTTGTTTATCGCACGCTTTAAGCGCAACTATGGAGTTGTCACTAAGGCAAATTTTCTTACAGAATTAATCAAGAACCATACAGTAGAATCTTACACAAAGGCTATTGACGAAAAATGGGCACCTGTCCAAATTCTTGAAAACGTAAATCCAGCATGGATGCGTCGTATACAGCAAGCTGCAGATCAAAGAAAAGCAACTGCTGTTATGGACATATCTTGGGATAATCAACTTTAATGTCAGCTACGAGAAGGCAAAAAGCAACGCGGGCTGCGAATCAAAAGCGTATTGCTGATGATTTACAGCGTGCTAGTGCAATGAAGCCAGTTAAAGTTAAGCTAAGGCCTGGATATGCAGGCAGGCTTGCAATGAAGAAATACGTTCCTAACGACATCGTATATCCAAGTGTAGAATCTGTCGGAGCTATCAATGTTTCTAAGCCAGGCAAAAAGATCTATACAGGTGATGTTGTTCTAGGTATTGCAACTATGCATAAGAGCAATGCAGTTCCTGTAATAAGCCAGCAAGAAGCACAAGAAATAGCTAGAATGAGTCAATAAAATCATTAAAGCAATAAATAACTAACTGACTATGTACGGCGAGTTGTTATGAACACGAATGAGGTGGTTAAACATGATTGAAGCACTAGATACATTGTACAAGAGGGACACGACTGGAAAGATCCGGTGTTGGACCGCACAATTTGAGAATGATAAGTGGCGTGTGGTCTCCGGTATTCTTGACGGCAAATTAGTTGTCTCTGAATGGCGAACAGCCAAACCGAAGAACGTAGGTAGGAAGAATGAGAAGAACGAAAACGAACAGGCAATTGCGGAGTCAAATGCACAGCATAAGAAACAACTTGAAAAGGGCTATTTTATACACCTTAGGGATATTGATGACCTTACTAGTTTTAAACCTATGCTTGCTCACGATTATGCTAAACTAAAAAAGCCTTTAAAATTCCCTGTAATATCCCAGCCTAAATTAGACGGCATACGTTGTATAGCAAAGGCGAGTGGTTTGTGGTCTCGTTCAGGAAAGCCCCATATGGCTATTCCTCATATATGGGAAGTACTAGCTCCTATATTTGAGGAATTCCCTGATCTTGTTTTAGATGGAGAATTATATAATCATGACCTCAAAGATGATTTTAATAAAATAGTTTCATTAGTACGTAAGTCTAAGCCAAGTGAAGAAGACTTAATAGAATCAAAGAAGCTAGTACAGTTTCATGTCTATGATACCGGAAACGATGGCATATTTCAAGTTCGCCAAACGGTATACATTGGCATCGTAAGAGCTATTGGTAAGTGCTGCATTCAACGTGTACCTTGTTCGTACATTGAGAATCAGGATGAACTAAACGGCGTCTATGGAGAATATATTAAATGCGGATACGAAGGTCAAATGATTCGTATCAATGGTGAGTATCAGAACAAACGTTCAAAGAATTTATTAAAGCGTAAAGAGTTTATCACCGAAGAGTTTAAAGTTTTAGGTATAGAGGAAGGTCAAGGTAATTGGAAGAATTGTGTCAAGCGATTTAACCTACAGACTGCAGAGGGACTAATGTTCAACGCAGGTGTTCGTGGTAATATGGATGAATTAAGTAAGCTACTCCTAACAGATACGACACCGACATGGGCAACTCTACGCTATTTTGAAATATCAGTTGATGGTATACCAAGATTTCCAGTCGTAATCGATTATGGCACATCAGAAAGAGATGATTAGTATTTACAATTCTTTACAAAAAGACTGTGTACATTTTGTATGTGGTGTGGTATAATACTATATACGAATTGAGAAAAACAGGAAATATTATGGATCATCAAGCAATACTTATGTCTGTACGCGAGATCGAGTCAACTGGAATATTTGAAGCAGGTCTATGGGTAACCCTCGGATACTGTTTTGTTTTTACAATAATTTTATTTAAACAAGGATCTTTATAATGCCATTTATACCTATCGAGCTTGAACCTAGTGTTATTAAACTGCCTGAAGGTTATGAAAGAATGTTTTGTGATATGGATTCATTAAAATCGTATATGATTTCACGCATGACGTACGAGGCAGAATTAGTCATTCGAAATGGCGTGGTAACTCAGATGAAGGACATGGAATTTTATGAAGTTAAAGCCAGAACGTAAAATTATGGCACTTGCCATTGAAGAAGGTGTGAGTACAGGCTTGTACGAAGCATTTAAAGACTATAGCGATGAGCTAGAAATATTAGACGGTGAGAATGATCTAAAACATATTATCTCTATAATATCTGACTCAGTGTTAAAGTCAATAGAAGAGCAGTTTAAACTTGAAGGATGATGTATATGACAGTAGTATCAAAATGGTTTCGGAGACCAACAGTAAGTCAGGCAGTTGCATTAGTTATTGCTAGCACAGCTTTTACGAGTATCGTAATATCGGCTGTAGTGTCAGGTGACGTGTACGGTCTAATTAAAAGTATTGCAGTACCCATTGCAGCGATGTGGACTATATGGCATGTCGTTAGTTATTTAGTGGATAGTGATTTAGTTTAAGGCGAGAGTATATGAACATATTCATATTAGATAACGATCCAATTGTGGCAGCACAGTTACAGTGCGATAAGCACGTTGTAAAGATGATCGTAGAATCTGCACAAATGTTATCAACAGTCCATCGTATGTTAGATGGCGGCATGGAACGTAGGCTTTCTAAAGGAGGATCTAATATTCAGTACTGGCGACTAGATGATTATCGCGAAGGCATTCTATATAAAGCATGTCACTTTAATCATCCTAGTACTGTATGGACCCGCGAATCTATTGCAAATTACAATTGGCACTATGATCACTTCAAGGCGCTTTGCCTAGAATATACATATAGATATGGAAAAGTTCATATGACTCAAGTTAAGTTACTTGAAGAATTAGCAACTCCACCAAGGAATATTTCACAAGGTGGTCTTACGCCATTCAAGTTGGCGATGTCTTCAAACCCCGAATGCATATTTACAGATGCGATTAAGTCGTATCGTGCATTCTACAAAACAAAACAAGAGAGGTTCAAGATGGTTTGGACTGGCCGAGAAATACCACAATGGTTTGGAGAAGCAGCATGAATAGAATTAAAGATGATGAAGAAGTTTACACATTGACCGATGTTGATATGGGCATTAATGAAGCGGATTTAGCTCTTACTGTTAGTACAGAAGCTGCTCCTATCTCAGATTTAAAATTCACTACAGCTGCACAGTATATGCAGCAAGGTTGGAGAGAGCAGGTGCCTGATCAGGGAATGGATACTGAGCCATTGGCTAATATTCCAAGTACTCATTATCCATCAGACGACCTTGTGCAAAGCGCTCTAGATTTTGATCTTGGTTATATTGGTAAAGATGATCCAGCTTTATCAGAGTCTGCAGACATTAATGTGGATGCACAGATACAATTAATCAATGGCGGAATAGACTACCTTATTCATAATATGAAAGGTGAACTTGATCTATCAGATAATAATCTTGGTAGATCAGCTCATTATGTGAATTTAACAGACGATCAAGCGAAATGGCTGTTTCATTTTGGTTGTATTAATGCATATAAGAAAGGCAACGGATTATGAATATGAAGAATAATACAAAAGAAGCAAATATTGGACTTGCATTAGTTTTTGTAATAACTCTGGCTTCTGTTGTAACTAAGCTAGCTGGCAGTAATTCGTTATCATGGTTCTGGGTGTTTTCTCCTGTATGGATCTATGTATTATCGATTAGTTCTATCGTTCTTCTAGTGCTGTACATGAAGAGAAATGGCTAATTCAAACATATATGATGCAACGCCTTACAATAGGCATACCATATATAAAGGTACTGACGTATACGATTGCCTCGCTTGTGGTAAAATGTATACGTCTCTACTTATAGATAAACACCTTCTTCAATGCCCTAAAATGGATGAGCACATTGCAAGGTTAATTGAGTCACAAAACTCCGAGGAATATGATTAAATAATTATAAATAGTTGTACATACAGCACTATATATGATATAATAGCTATATGAATTACTAAGAGGGGAGACATGTCTTTAATAATTACCGACGATTGCATTAATTGCGATATATGTCTCCACGAGTGCCCTAACGATGCTATATCCGAAGGGCAAGAAATATACGAGATTGACAAAGATAAGTGTACTGAATGTGTAGGTCATTTTGACGAGCCTCAGTGTGTTGAAGTATGTCCGGTTGACTGTATACCGAAAAACCCGCATAATGTAGAAACACACGATCAACTAATGGATAAGTTTGTTCTACTGACTGCAGCCTGAGGAAATAATTATGTATTTTATGCTCATAGCAATGATTATACATGCTTCAGAAACAGTGCCTCTTCCAAGAGTAGTGCAGCAGTATAAGTCGCTTGATCTTTGTAGACAAGCGCTTATACAGATTGCTGAAGATCCTGGCCAAGAGAAAATCATAAGTAAAGTATTTGGTTATACTGTTATAAGCAAAAATGAAAAAGTTAGCACAGTAGCTTTTTGTGTTAAAGATACCAGAAGTATTTAATGGGAATAATCCCTCAATGAAAGGAAGTATATAATGCAAGCACAAGATCGAATTGACGCACTAAAAGAAGCAAATAAAATGTTGCGTAAAGTAATGAGCTGGAAAAATGGTAAGCGTACAATGGTAAATGTACATACTAATCACCAGAAGAATATGGTCGACATGCGTGTGGAAGCACGTACTATATGGGGTTCACCAGATGCACCTATCCGTGACCATACCAGCAAAAAGAGGACTAGTAGTAACGATACTGCAGCACCTGCAACTGTATAAAATAAAGTTGTACAATGGCGTGGAATCGTGTTATAATAATATATTATGCATCAAGTGAGGAGTACCTTTGGAATTTTATACATCAGTAAGTCGTTACGGTAACAAGATCCTATATCGTGGATACCGTGACAACAACAAGGTGGAGACTAAAGACCGGTTCTCACCTACGTTATACCAACAATCAGCTGATGGAACTGCAAAGGTGCTTGACGGCACCCGCGTAGCTCCTCGCACCTTTGACTCCATGCGTGACGTAAAAGACTACGAAGCACAGTATGGCGATATCCCTTCTAAAATGTTATACGGTAATAAGAATTATCCTGTAGCATACATCCAAGACAAGTTTCCTGAAACCATTAAGTTCGATCGTGATAGAATTAATGTCACGTCTATCGACATAGAAGTATATTCAAAAGATGGCTTTCCTGAACCTGTTGCTGCAAGTTATCCTATTATTTCTATTGCGATGACTAATAATATTGACAACATATATTATGTGTGGGGTCTGCACGATTATGACGTCAGCAAAGCTTTATTAAAAGACCGTGAAATCAAATACATCAAGTGTACCGATGAACGTGATCTAATCACTCGATTCATTACGCACTGGTCTCATCCGCTCAATACACCTGATGTACTGACTGGCTGGAATACTTTGTATTTCGACATACCTTATATTATCAATAGGACTATGCAAGTTTGCTCCGAAGACTGGTGCAAAAAGCTTTCTCCGTGGGGTGTCATTCAAGCTCGCGAAGCTACCGTTATGGGTCGTAAGCAGCAAAAGTGGTCTATCATGGGTATCGCACAATTAGACTATCTAGATCTATTCAAAAAGTTCGGTTATTCTTATGGCACACAGGAATCGTATAAGCTAGATCATATTGCTTATGTGGTGCTAGGTGAACGTAAGCTTTCCTATGAAGAATACTCTTCTCTGCATTCGTTGTATGAAAATGACTATCAGAAATTCATTGACTATAACATTAAAGACACCGAGCTAATCTCCCGCTTCGAGGATAAGATGGGACTAATCACCCTCGCACTGACTATGGCATATCGTGGCGGTGTTAACTACGAAGACGTCATGGGTACTACTGCGATATGGGATGCCATTATATTCCGTGATCTATCCTCTAAAGGTATTATCATTCCGCCAATGACTGAAAAGTTTAAAAGCAGTTTTGCCGGTGGTTATGTTAAAGCACCTCAAGTAGGTCTTCACGACTGGGTAGTGTCATTTGACCTTAACTCATTATATCCAAATATAATCGTCCAATGGAATATGTCTCCAGAGACTATCGTCGATAAAGTTGTATATGGCACTGACGTCAAATCATTACTTAACGCTGACTCACCTTCCGATACGGATGGCTATTCTATGGCTGCCACCGGCCAATGTTTCTCTAAAGGTCGTCAAGGTTTCCTACCAAGGATAATCACAGAGTATTACGATGAACGTAGTATCATTAAAAAGCGTATGCTTGCATCTCAGCAAGAGCTGGAAGGTGTTGACAAGTCTAATAAGCAGGAGTTATATCGCGTAGAACGTGACATATCGATTTATGAAAACCAACAAATGGCTATCAAAATCTTGCTTAACTCTTTGTATGGCGCCTTGGGTAACCAATGGTTCAGATACTTTGACTTACGTATTGCGGAAGCAATCACGGTAAGCGGTCAATTGGCAATTCAGTTAGCCGAAAAGTCTGTCAATACCCACATGAATAAACTACTTAAGACTGACAAAGACTATGTTATTGCAATTGACACAGACTCGATCTATGTTAATATGAATAAGATCGTTCAGAAGTTTAAGCCTGTTAATCCAGTTAAGTTCCTTGATAAGATTGCCGAGACTTCCTTTATTCCGGTTATTGATGATACCTATAAGCAACTACATAATGTGACTAATTCATATGTCCCTCGTATGGTTATGGCTCGAGAAGCTATTGCTGACAAAGGCATCTGGACTGCAAAGAAGCGTTATATATTAAATGTGCATAACAACGAAGGTGTTCAGTATGCAACACCAAAACTCAAGATCATGGGTATCGAAGCAATCAAATCTTCCACTCCTGAAGTCTGCCGTAATGCGTTGCGTGACATATTTAAAGTTATTATATCCGGTGACGAAGGTTCTACTCAGCGGGCAGTTCAAAGGTTTAAGTCTGAATTTGTTAATTGTAGTATCGAAGAGATCTCTTTCCCTCGTGGCGTAAGCGATATTGTCAAGTGGAAAAACAATGCAACGATCTATGGCAAAGGTACACCAATCCATGTCAGAGGTTCTTTACTGTATAACTACTATGTCAAACAGGCAAAGCTAGATAAAAAGTATCCTGCCATCAAGAACGGCGAAAAGATCAAGTTCTGTTATCTTAAGTTGCCAAACAGTATGCGTGAAAACGTCATATCGTTTCCTGACTATATGCCTACCGAGCTTGGCCTTGAAAAATACGTCGACTATGAAAAGCAATTTAGCAAAACCTTTATCGATCCAATTGAGCCTATCTTTGCTGCGGTCGGTTGGAGTGTGGAACCACAGGCGACTTTAGATGAATTCTTTGGTTAAATGTGTGTACATACAAGTTGTATTGTGTTATAATAGTACTTTAAATAAGAGGAATAATATATGTCAGTAGATTTAGTAAGTGATATTCATAATATGCACACAAAGTATGGTGTTCATAAATGGATGTTAACACAAATGAAAGAAGGTAACGCAGATTCACTACGAAAGTTCTTAGAGTTTCGAATCAACTTTCTATCAGAAGAATTAGATGAAACTTATAAAGCTCTTTCAGAGAATGATGCAGAAGAAGTAGTTGATGGTCTTATCGATCTATGTGTTGTTGCCATTGGCACATTAAACGCATTCGGTGTTGATGAGAATGAAGCGTGGGATCGTGTGTATATTGCCAATATGAATAAGAACGTAGGTGTTAAAGAAGGTCGTCCAAATCCCCTTGGACTTCCAGACTTAGTAAAGCCAGAAGGTTGGACTGCACCATCACACGCAAATAATCATGGCAATATACCATACGCATTAACTGGTAAACACAGCGAGACGGACTAAAATGTACCAAGTAACAATATTCAATTCAATATACGACAATAAGACCGACAAGGTACTGACGTTTGATACATGGGTTGAATTTGTTACTTTACTTAAAAGGTTATCAACTCAGCCAGGTTATAAGCCAAAGAAAGATGAAAGAGCTAAAGGTTCATCACTCATTTCTCCAGCGGTTTATGAATCTGGCACAACTCGTTCTATGCACAACGCTACAAGCTGGGCAGGATGGGCTGCACTTGATATTGATGACTATGAAGGTACATTTGACCAGTTGTTACAGAAGTATTCTAAGTATGAATATGTCTGTTACTCCACGCCGTCGTCAAGTGAAGATAAGCCTAAATGCCGTATGGTATTAAATCTTACTCGTGCTGTCGGCAAGGATGAATTTAGACACTTCTGGTATGCAACTAACATTGAGTTCGGTGAAGTGGCAGATGCACAAACAAAGGATATATCACGTATGTTCTATGTGCCTGCTGATTATCCAGATGCATATAACTTCTTTATCCATAATGATGGAGAGGTGTTAGATCCGGCAGTATTAATGGATAAGCATACCTTTGTAGGTGGTCTACAGAGAACTTATGGCGGATCATTCTTTGATCGTCTGCCAGAATCCATGCAAACTATTATTGTACAGCATAGAAAAGATTCTTCTGATAATACAAATTATTCGTGGTCATCATATCATAATTGTCCATTTATATCAAAGAAAATAATTAACGAATATATGTCAATTTCAGAGACTGGCTGGTACCGTAAAATGTATCAGATGATGGTTGCTATAGCATATCGTGCAGTTGCAAAGGGCTATCCAATAACCTCATCTGAAATCAGTATATTGTGTAAGGAGATCGACCGTGACACTGGAAACTGGTATGAAAGCCGTCCAATAGAACACGAGGCAGATCGAGCAATTGAGTACGTCTATAGGAACGTTTAATATGAAAGAGTATGTTGAGTTATTTAAGAATCCAGTTAAAGTATCAATTAATAAAACTGAAGACCGCGCTTTGTGGATGGCTGAAGGTATTTACGATAATATAAAATCACGAAAAGGTCGTGATTGGAATAAAGTATATTGGGACACACTCGGTGGTGTCGTATGCGAAGAAGGTGTAGCATCATTGTGTGGTGAATTGAATACTCAAGAGTTTGATGTAACAGATAGATCTACCTATGGGTGGGATGTGATGTCTAAATTTGGCCATAAGATAGAAGTTAAACGCCATAAAGAAATATGGTATTCGTTTTATCAAACTGCAGTGAATACATTACATAATTCAATTGAAGCCAAAGCTTTTGATTATATAGTGACTGCATCTTATGAGAAGTTTACTGATCATTATCTAGTAAGACCTAGATTGATTATAGAACCTTTGACTTTCCGTAAGTACACTCGCGATTCAAAATATAGTACAGGTTTATACTATGATCACTATGCAGCCAAAGGTAAGAATCAATGCATAATCTTTTAAAAATAAGTGTGTACATTTGCGTCCGTTTGTGGTATAATAGTACCATAAATTTATTAAACAGGAATTTGTATGAAATACGATGAAGGTAAGACTGATCTATCCTTAATGCCACCAGAAGCTCTAGCTGAAATCTCTCGTGTATTGATGTTCGGTGCTGAGAAGTACGGTCGCAACAACTGGCGTGATGATGGTAATACCACACCTCATTCACGTACCTACGCGTCTGTTCAACGTCATCTAAATTCATATTGGCAAGGTGAAGACTTTGATCCAGAATCAATGCAACGTCATCTAGCTCATGCAGCCACTCAATTAATTATCCTTATGATGCATACCCATGACGGTCATGCTAATATGGATGATCGCTATCCACCATTCTAAGGAATAATATAATGAATGTTTCAGACATACGCAAATACTTTATTGAAGAACTAAAGAATAAGAACTTCACTAAAGATAAATCTGGCCAAGAAACTATTGAGCTTATCGGTGCATCTTTTATTGCTGATGAACAATCTATATTCGGTGTACCAAACAAACAGTATATCGATAAAGAGATTAAATGGTATCAATCCGGATCAACTAACGTTAATGACATTTATGGTAAAGAGTTCGTAAAGGCTCCAGAAGCATGGGTCGGTGCTGCAGATAAGTATGGCAATATTAATAGTAACTATGGTAAGTTAATCTTTGACAGTGAATATCACAATCAATATAATCATGCTTTAGGTGAGTTATTAAATAACCCTGATAGTCGTCGTGCTACTATGGTTTATACTCGTCCAAGTATATGGCGTGAGTTTAACAAAGGCGGTATGTCAGATTTTATATGCACTAACGCTGTGACATATTATGTTCGTGATGGTAAGCTAAACGCAGTTGTTCAAATGCGTTCTAATGATGTTGTCTTCGGATATAAGAATGATTGGGCATGGCAGATGTATGTATTAAAAAATATGGTTATAGATTGGAATAAAGACAGTTTCGCAATGCTACAAGGATCTATTGAGGTTGGCACTATAACATGGCAGGTACAAAACCTTCATGTATATTCTAGGCATTTCGACCTTGTCAAATAACAAATGGACTCGCAGGTATATAGACCTCGCAAAATCAGTTTCAGAGTGGTCAAAAGATCCTTCTCGTAAAATAGGTGCAGTTGCTATTGGAGATAAGGGTCAGATCCTAGCACAAGGATTTAATGGCTTCCCTCGTGGAATAACTGATTCAGTAGAACGTTATAATAACCGCGAGCTCAAATATAAGTTTGTTGTTCATGCCGAAATGAATGTTATATATAACGCGTCGTATAACGGTGTATCACTCGATGGTGCTGATCTATATGTCTATGGACTACCTATTTGTAGCGACTGCGCAAAAGGTATTGTACAAGTAGGTATAAAGCGTGTTATAATGCCTATGCCAACTGAAATTCCTGAGCAATGGGTTGCCTCATGGGAATTAAGTAAAACTATGTTTGAAGAAGCTGGAGTAAAATATGTCTTCTGTGATTACGAATCCGATTAGCAATATTCCTATCAATATTAAGTCCCATACACACGGATGGGCACAGGTATGGAAGCATCAGTTAGATGCGTCTATTGATCATAAATGCACATCAAAGATTAAACTAGCAGAGACTGTTTATATCGACCATGGAGCAAACTTTGGCGGTACACTAAATCTATTTGGTGGCGCTGCTCAAGAAGTATATGATCGTATTAATATCGTCTTATCATGTAGGAATATTATATCGCTTGATCATGATATGCCTGACTATGGCGTTATGTTAAAGCCTCGTATTGGTGCAAAGACTACGTTTGAAGGTATCACCGAGGAATGGTGTGATGCAGTCAGCAAGCGATTGTCCACGGTTAAATCATTAAAGCAGGAAGATCTAATCACGGACGGTATCACTGTAGGTGATTCACATACAATTGCATTCGCTGCTCCTGGTGATATGGTTCTACGCAATGATGGTAAGACATTACATGGTGCAATGAAACATGGTCTAAAGGACATGTTCAGAGGTGCACCAAAGCGCCATAAGCGTATCACGTTTTCTTTAGGTTCTATTGACATACGTCATCACATCCTACGCCATGAGGATTTCAATCTAAAGCATTTTATTAATGAATACGTATCGCAAGGAGAAGCAATTGATGCTGATGTGTATTATGCAGCGCCAGTTCCTGTTGAGTTCGAAGATAGACGTATACCTAAGACCGGATACTATAAGAAGACTGCATTTTATGGTACGGAATATGAACGTCGTGAACTAACTAATAGATTCATTGACGAGCTTGATACAAGGTCGGGTGGTGGTAGAGTTATTATGCCACCTTCTGACTGGTACACTATGGATTCTAAAACATACGCCAATACCTTTATGGAGCATGGATCTTCTTTCCATATTGCTCCACCATTTTATAGGCATAACGATTGGGGAGTAAGTTCTTTTGGCTCATAATAATCACGTAACTGACGGGTTCAATAAAGACGTTTCACCTTTATATGGAATGTCAGCCGCATTAGAATATTATTTAGATCTAGCACGTGATTGGGAAGATCCTAATCCAGCACCACGTATTACTACGCACGAAGGTATTAGAGTAGTCCGTGACGATGATCTTGTAGGAAGTAAAGTGCGAGGTGGCGATTGTCTTATATCAACACTACCCGAACACATTGACACCATCGTCTATGTACAACCACGTACTGGTCTGGCTGGTGTTTCGCTTCTTGATGTGGCAAAACGTCATGGTAAGAAGGTTAAACTATTCATGCCATCTTCAAAGAAGATATCGGTACATCAGGCTTGCTGTATTGAACGTGGATGTGACTATGACTTCTATCGTATTGCAGCGATGCCTAACCTAAATCTTATTGCAAAGAAATGGGCAGACAGACATCCTAATGCATTCTTTGTTCCTCTTGGATTGAAGCATGAATTAGTTACTGCTGGTTTCGTTAAGGTTGCATCGAGGATTAAAGAGCCTGATGAAGTATACCTTGCAACATCAACAGGTGTACTCACACGATCACTTCAAATAGCATGGCCTAATGCAAAGTTTACTTCTGTATGTGTGTCACGTAATATGAAGGCTGGCGAGTTAGGTGTAGCAGAACCTATATCAGAACCACTTGCCTTTCAAGCATCCGAGAAGACACACAACCTTCCACCATTTCCTAATATTGCAACATACGATGGTAAAGTGTGGAAGTACATACCTAAGAATAGTGATAAAGATATTCTATTCTGGAACGTTGGCGGTGAGCCTGAACTACTAGATGATTCTATATACGATAGAATCGATTCATACAGAGACTGGAGTAAAAATGAAACAACCGTGGCTTAACGAAGAAGCAATAGACGTATTCTCTAACTACTATTATCCTAGGGCAAAATGGTTACAGGATAACGTTAACTGGGGAGATTCTGATTACTTTTGTGATGAGGCTGATGTTGCTGTTAATGATCCGCTCATGCAGACCATAGACATTTATGACTGTTACACTCGTAATGCTGCAGGATTCTCTAATGTACCACAGGACTTATGGTTCGGTTCAAAGACTCCTAAGTCAAGATGGCATAACGAGCAACGTCGTGAATTAAATGCATCTAATGATAGTATCGATTGGGATATGAAAACATGGTTATATGTATTTTTATGTCATCGTATTATGGGATCGGGTGCATCATTTGAGAATGATCATGGTTATCGTAATAACGTGGTTCAGCATTGGGGTAAGTATAAGACTATCGAAGAGATGGCTGCAAACATGGTTGAAACCAAGTCACGTGGTGTTCCAATGTTTACCTCTATTGGTAACCAACCACCTGCTCCAAAGAAAGGCACATCAAACGTAGACTATATGTCAATCGAACTTCCACCACTCATTGACCGTTTTCATAAATGGCTTATACTAGAAACTCGTGGGCATAAGGATATTGTAGACTACCTTAATGGATACAATGCTGAAGTAGGTCATAGGAAGTTTAACTTTGTATATGCAGCATTCTCAATGGATTGCTCTGACTACTTTCCTGAATATGTTGATGTGGATTCACATACTTATTTAGGTAATAATGCAGTAAGATGCATGAAACGATTATCATCAGGATGGAAGGCGGATGACTTTATGGACTTACTGGTTGAACGTACAGGTGGTAAGGCAAAAGATTTAGAGGATGTTATGTGTGATTTTGTTAGATTTGGTCAGAATTATGTACCACGTGGCAATGGAACATTTGATCATGTATCATCTGCATTATCGAATGGTTCAGGATGGGTATCCGGATGGGATCAAAGGCAAGGAAAGCCGCCAGAAAAAGGTTTACAATTGGATGCATTCATGTTATAATAGATGCATACTAATAAAAAACACAGGAAAAATAATGATAATATGTATGTACATTACTGCCCAAACAGTGTATAATAGGTCTTATCAATCAGGAAATACTAGGAGTATTATATTATGTCAATAATGAATAAATTAAAAAAGAACTCGAGGCTAAAACATACTGCGGTCCTCTCTGAGTCAATCTTTTTCTCGGAGAAGGACGTCATTCAAACTGATGTTCCTATGATTAACGTAGCACTATCTGGAAGTTTAGATGGCGGATTAGTTCCAGGCCTTACGGTTCTGGCAGGTCCATCTAAGCATTTTAAGACAAGCTTTGCATTGAAAATTGCTGCAGCCTATCTTAATAAGTATTCCGATGCTGTAATGTTGTTCTATGATTCAGAGTTTGGCTCACCACAATCATACTTTGAAAACTTTGGTATTGATACTTCACGTGTATTGCATACACCTGTTGCCAATGTCGAAGAACTAAAGTTTGATCTTATTAATCAATTAGAAGAAATTACTCGAGATGACAAAGTCATTGTTGTAATAGATTCTATTGGTAACCTTGCAAGTAAGAAAGAATTAGATGATGCATTAAATGAAAAGTCTGTTGCAGATATGACTCGAGCAAAAGCTCTTAAGGGTTTATTCCGTATGACCACACCATTCCTTGCAATGAAGAATATTCCTTTACTTGCTGTCAATCATACCTACCAAGAAATCGGTTTGTTTCCAAAGGCAATTGTATCAGGTGGCACTGGTATCTATTACTCAGCAGATAACATATGGATTATCGGCCGTCGCCAAACTAAAACTGGCACAGAGATTACTGGATATGACTTTGTTGTTAATATCGAGAAGTCACGATTTGTTAAAGAGAAATCAAAGATTCCTATCTCAGTATCATGGGAAGGCGGTATTGAAAAGTACTCAGGATTACTTGATGTTGCTCTTGCTGGTGGTTATGTTATTAAACCTAAGAATGGCTGGTATGCATTAGTTGATAAGTCTACGGGTGAAGTCGTTGGCGTTAACCGACGTGCTAAAGATACATCATGTGCAGAATTCTGGGATCCAATCTTTAAAGATACTGACTTCGGCGAATTTATTAAGAATCAATACTCGGTTGATCGTAAAGCTGAGCTAGGCGAAGACTTCTTAGACAATGTGCCGGAGATTGAATATAATGATGAAGTATGAGCTAGTTGACGATAAGACTGATGACGAGCATTTCGCAGTTCGCATCACCGAAGGTAAGTACATAGATACTATCTATCGTTATAATGAAATTAAGGTGACTGAATCCGATGACGATTACGCCACCTTAAAGTTTGATTATCATATCATGGAGGGTAATATGGATCTCCATAATGATACTGACTTTGAAGAAGAGTTAGGTCATATTCTACATGAATGTTTGATTGAAGCAATTGATTATAAAGCAGAAAGTGCAAGTGATAAAGGGAAAAAGACCTAAATGAATCCAGATATTCAGTCATTGATATTACGTAACCTTATTAGTAACGATGTTTATATGCGTAAGGTTATTCCTTTCCTTAAACGTGAATACTTCGAGGGTCCATTCAAGACTGTGTTCAATGAGATTATATCGTTTGTGGGTAAGTATAATAACTTGCCTACATTCGAATCGTTGTCCATTGAAATGCAAAACTCAGATATATCAGATCAGCAATTGACTGAATCTGGTAAGGTATTATCCAATATTACTTCAGTAGAGAAAGATGCCGATGTGGATTGGCTTCTAGAAAGTACTGAAAAGTGGTGCCAAGACCGTTCTATATACTTAGCTATTATAGAATCTATTTCAATCATTGATGGTAAGCATGAGAATCTTAGTAAGGATGCATTGCCAGACTTATTGCAGAAAGCTCTAGCTGTCGGATTCGATACTAATATCGGTCATGACTACTTCGGTGCTATCGATGATCGTTATGAATTTTATCATACTACGGAAGAACGTATGCCATTTGACTTAGAGAAGTTTAACTCTATTACAAAGGGTGGTCTACCAAAGAAATCATTATCTGTTGTTATGGCAGGTACTGGTACAGGTAAGTCGTTGTTCATGTGTCATGTTGCCGCTGCTGCATTAAGTGCAGGTCAAAATGTTCTGTATATTACTATGGAAATGTCAGAGGAACGTATCGCAGAACGTATTGATGCTAACCTAATGAATGTGCCTATTGATAAGATTGAAACATTAACAAAAGAATCATTCACAAATAAGATGACTAATATCTCTAAGAAGACTGATGGTAATCTTATTATTAAAGAATACCCTACTGGTTCTGCTCACGCAGGACACTTTAGGGCACTTATCGCTGAATTAAGCTTAAAGAAGAAGTTTAAGCCAGATATTATTATGATTGACTACATTAACATTTGTTCATCCTCACGGATTAAGAATGGCTTGGGTGGAAGTGTCAATACATACTCCTTAATCAAATCTATAGCAGAAGAATTACGTGGTCTATCTGTTGAGAATAACGTACCAATCTTGACTGCAACACAGACAACAAGAAGCGGTTTCTCTAATACCGATGTCGGTCTAGAGGATACTTCAGAGTCGTTTGGCCTACCAGCTACGGCTGATTTAATGTTTGCCTTAGTGAGTAATGAAGAATTACAATCATTGAATCAAGTTATGGTAAAGCAATTAAAGAATCGTTATTCCGATATAAATGATAACAAACGTTTTATCCTCGGTATTGACAGAGCTAAGATGAAGCTATATGATGTTGAAGAATCTGCACAAGGTTTGATGACTGGAGAAACCCCAATGCCAAATAGTTCAAGTAATGCTTTTGGTAAACGAGAAAACAATTTTGAAGGATTTAAACAATGAT